TATCAATACAATATCAAAACAAAAAAACAAAGAGAGTATCTAAATAGGAGCTGATGTTTGAACAATTTGAAAGGTTTTTCAAAGTGTGTCTGCTATCCACCTCCATCGCTCTTAGCCTGGTAACAGAGGTAGTAGGCACAAGTCCTTCCTCGGCTATCGTCAACTTCAACGCAAGTTTGAGATAAGCTCTGAAGAGGCTCCATCGCCAAGAGGCGGTGGTCTGGTACCTGTGTGGGTACGGTTTTGTGCCTAGGCTATACATCGTTGTTGGATATACCGTATACGCCTTTGACCTAATCGACCAAAAACAGGTGGCCTACATTCGAAAGACCTTCCGCGACCTCGAACCACTAACTAAGAAGAAGCACAGACATTTCCTGGCTAGCAGCTCTTCTTTGGTGGAAGACAACGTCGCGTTTGGCTGGGACAAAGACAATGGTTGCGTAGACATGACCTCCCTTTCTATGGAGTTGGAAAGGTGGTTGATGCTGCGTTATGCCATGGCTGAGCGCCCGCGTTTGCCTTTTAATGATGATCAGCGGAACAAGAGTTGGAGACGTACCTTGGAATCTCATAATAAAGGATTTATCATGGCCGTCACTCTTAACATGTTTGTACATTACACCACGGCTCAAAAACGTAGATGGTCTGTTCTGAGACCAACCCGTGAACAGTACAAACTTGTTGTCATCGATTCTCGCGCAGGGCTAGATATGCACCAAATTGAGCCATTCTACTACGAAAAAGACCAGTATTTGTATGACAGATCGATTTCTCGTCTTGAGTAGTATAATTCAGCCGATGGTGAAATCGCCCAAGTAATAAATTCAATTTGCCGTAACAGTCATTGTGGCTGTGATGTTCCACACATCGGTAGAGCTTGCTATTCACCTACTTTCATTCCCTTTCTATTCCAGACCTTGACCCCAGATCGTTGTGTTATCCGTACCATCACGCTAATTCAAGGGGCAATCAGCAGTCATAGAATGGGGAAGAAGTACAGCAGCCAGAAGATGTTGGTATCACACATGCTCCCTGTGAGAATGAGAAACTTTGAATTAGAGTTCCATGCTTACATGCAGAGCACCCCAGCCCGCCACGACGTCGCCACCTTATACATGCTAGGAAATGAGCTGCTCCATAGTGAGACAGACGAAGGCTATGCAGAAAGGGAAAGGCGTGATCAATTGACCATTCTCTATGAACCTTCCGGCGGATACGTCACGGGTTATTTGTGGGCTCTTCAAGAGTTTTAGGACCCATCCCGCGTAGACAATCCGCGCAATCCAATGCCTCGGCCACCAATTCGCCTCGGCAACATCGGCGAAAATGTAATTCCAAGTTTCGGGCACTGGATGGATGCTGTTTCGGGCAATCTCGAGGAAAACGACAGTTCCAAGTCTTACCTCGTGGGTCTCGCCAACCCTATGCGTCGCGTTGAGGATCTGGTCAACATAATAACAGGACCCATAGACGCTGACATGCTCGCAGCTCAATAGATCCGCACGGAGAAAATCAGCTCAACAAAATCCGCCTACATTTACAAGCTCCAGAGCACTAACGGCTACTGCTGGTGGACATCAATTTTGATGATCCAGCTACTGAAGAGCAAGTTGAGCGCGGAAAAGTTTGATATCTCCGCCTTCTACCAATTTGTCTGGACTTTAATAAAGAACAAGCACGAGAAACAGGATTACCAGGATCATATGTACTTAGACCGCAACGGCGATGTCGATGATAAGCTGGTCACAGCCTGGGACGAAAAGCATAAAATCTACAAGAGCTCGTTCATTATGTCCGAAGACGTTTGCGGGTATCATGTAGAGGCTAAGACAGTTCATGACAGCGAACACGCGTGGGTGGAAGTTAAATTTGTCAGGAACGCACCCCGCGAATACGTCGTGTCAACTAAAGACGTGCTGTCTACTAAGATCCAAACTCTGTCCAAATATCTCTCGAACACTTACGACCTGGTCTATGTACTCATCCTTTACGCCATGATGTCTAATAAGTCATTCATGTCGGTGCCAGGCGATTTAGAGAGTAACGAGTGGACACGCTGCTATTCCACGAGCTAGAGACCATTAGCTGGGGGATTGTTCGTGGCTCTGGTGGCGACCTGGGTGTAGAGACTGGTAGAAGGAGATTTCCTAAATGACGAGATCAAATGGGGCACAGGCAGAATTCCTAAGCTCGAGCCCTCTCGCTTATCCGAAGAAATGAAGAATTTTCTCATCGAGACCTAGGTCATCTCAGCAGGATCTCTGTCACCTTGCTACGTTTGGTTGGAGGGCAAAGTAAAAGATCGTATGATTAAAATATCTACGAGAGGCCCAGGAGGTGAGCTAGTGGAGAAAGAGGTGCCTAATAAACCTACCGGAAGTATCGAGGGCATTCAAGCAGTGGTGCTTAATAACTATACGCTATTCACAACCCATGCAACTGGGCGCGTAGAGGAAGCTGACTTGAATGGCCTGGCTGAGTATGGGGCTGTGGTTGAAAACTGGGTTGATGCCACTTCATCAAGGATCTATAACAGACATGGAGGACATGTCATGATGCGGTTATTCAGTGATGTGGTGTGCACTCGGTTGCTCCAAGAAATGAGTAAGATGTGGAATCATAGCTTATCAGAACTCGAGCGTTGTTCACTGCGAGAGCATAACTATCCTGTTCTGGTGCACGTTGGCACGAAAACTAGATCAGCGGTTGGCCAACACACTTTCCCGGGACTGCACCTCCATGCTCGCCTAAATACCGAGGACTATGACGTCAACTATTGGCAGAAACTGATCGCAAAAGAAGATCTGGTCAAGTTAGATAATAATTTTCTCGTCAGTAGATCCATGTCCATGCGGCATAGCACCATCTCCTCCTTAATGGCTAGTTATTACGACAAGATCGAGGCAGTGTACTCTAGAAGGTACTGGGTGAAGGAATGTCTAAACACCCCCCATGTCCTCAGGAACGGAACTGTCACATCTCCTTGGTTAACATTCTTGTTGAAGAAGAGGGACCTCAGACTACAGCTTTCCCAGTGTAATAAGAGACTGGACCCACGTCAAGACTGGTTGCTATACTGTAATCTTAAGAATGCTCCAGTAGATACATTCATGTACAAACGTCGGATATATAAAAGCTACAACAGTCAAAACTTGCGCGGACATGTTCAAAGCGTGACTCATCCAATTCCACCAGCACAAATCTCATACTTGAGCGGGCACGAGAGCCTATTCTGTCACGTATCACTTGACGGAGTGGATTGCCGGTACAGACCCGAGAACAAGATGTACGAATTTGATACACAGAGCTGGAGGAATTTTAAGAATTCAATCAGGCCATTTGATGCCTTTGCTGAGAGAGAATGGGTCAGAGAAGAGTTGCCAACCCGCCAGGCTTCTCACTACACATTTGTTTGTAGAGAACCTGAAATTGCTATCAAACGCATCGACTACGGGCTGAAATCAATGGCTGTACTAGAAAAGATCGCTCAGATAAGAGACAAAATCGCTGACATTTCTCTCAAGCTGAAACGCGCTAATAAGATCAAGAAGCCAGCTTTCGACGGAGTTTTGGAAAGACATCCCCCACTTAATGTCTACTACCAGGGGAGAGTCTAGGACTTGCTGGCACGTCTCAGATTGAAGACATCCGCTGTTCAGATTTTTATGCAAGATTGTCACTACTATTTTAGTCAGGCAGACATCGACCATATGATAGCATCGTGTTGGAAACCAACCTTCTACATTGGTGGCATGAACTTTTTTGAACTACCCATCGACACGACAGTCTTTAGGGCTGAAGCGAAATTGAGAGTCTTCGATCATCCTAGCGGGACCATGCACGTCAAATACGAGCCTCGGGCAAACAAGGCTTACACCCACCCTCTTAATAATGTAAAAATTGAAAGTGGCATCACTCTCCAGAATATGCCGGTGCAAGGTCACCAAAGTGAAATGCATGTGCTTCGGTTCTTTGCGATTGCATCTTCTAGGCCTAAGATCCACTCTGTTCCCAATTTTGGGATGATGATACCTAGTTGTCTAGATGTGGTTCGTGACCTTGACTTTGCCACTACGACCGAGGCCAGCTATCAGTCAATCGCAACTTTGACGAAAAAGACGGTCAGTGAGGTGAAGGAGGCTGTGTTCCAGAAAGAGAACATGTCAATCTCCTTGGCAAGATGGATTTCCTATTTCTCCAATCGGAATAACGATTCTAATTGGGCGTCAATGTTTACATTTGTACACAAAAACAACACGCAATTGGTAGTTAAGATCGTTCTGAAGGTTATTCTCTTACTAATAGCACCTGTCAACACCATCTTGCACGGAGCGATACCTAAGAAATATGAGTCTTTGGATACCACTTTGCTAATACGGTGGATCAAAGACCATGTGGATCAGCTGCCTAATTCCGATGAGAAGACCGGCAAAATCAACATCTTGTCGTGGCTGATGTCAAAATTTTGGAGTTACGACATGGTGTTGGGGAAGACAACGACATGGAGAGACATTGAAGAATGGAGAGCTATACATAGAGCCATCTTCATCTTGTTCTACGCTGCTATCTGGATGTATTTTGGTAATTATGTCCTGGTGGTCATTAAGATAGTGCTTGGTACATTCTTTTCAATCTTCTTCTGCTGTCAAGCTGTGAATTCTATCCTTTGCATATATTTAACTTGTGCGGTAGGACTTAGTGATGCAGTAATGGTGGCATGGAGAGGGACGAGATGGGGTGTATATTCTATATCCATTTGGATAAAGATGGCATTTTCTGTTGCGTACTGGTATGCATCTCCAGCATTGTATACAAATGTCTTGCCCTACACCCTAAAATTCAGTCTAGAGACCTTGTCGTGGTTCATAATAATATCCCTGTTGTGGTGGAAGCCTCAAGAAGTACACACGGCGAACAGATTTACCGAGGTGGTGAGCGATATCGTGAGATCATCTAAGTTTTAGATCTTCATTATCTGCGTAAGCACCTTTTTCTCCGTGGCTTTAACCATCACCGTGGTGTCAGAATTCATAGACTTGCTCATATTGGTGCCAAGCTTAATTTGTCGTATCTTAGGTTCGAGAACATTCACATCTGCCAAGATCGGGCGCGTCAGTCCTGGAAAGTATCTACTTTTGTCGAAAGACTTCCCAGCTGTGGACTCCAAAGGGAATCATTCACTAGTCTCTCAGAATTTTTCTGGAGGAAATTTGGAAGATTTCTTGCGCAGTCAGCCGAAAGGAAACTCAGTGTCGGTATGTAAGCAAGCAACCGAAACGGGGCCCCAATTGGTAGACTAGGCGGGACCTAAACAAATCTATGAGTGGGCCAATGATAATAAAGGACTTTGGTCAGCCCTATACCAGAGACAACTGATGACCAAGCTAAAGCCGGATCCTCAAGTAGTGCGCAAATTTACCAAGCACGCTAATGGATTGATGTAGGCTCTGGCTCGCAAAGTTGTCACGATAGTCCAACCAGTGGATATAAAAGAAGAAATCCAGTCCTCTGCGGCTTGGTCTGCTCAGAAAAAGAAAATTTACTTCACAAATAGCTTCAAGACTTTGAGTCGCCAGACGCCTTGGAATCCATCAATTGATGAACATTTCTACAAGGCTATGGTCAAGGTTGGGGAGAAAAACTGTGTTTCTTTCGAGTGGATCGACCGTTTTCTAGGTGGTATCAAGAAGTTCAGTGACAGAGCGCGTTTAATATTCGTGCCTCACGGCGAAGCTGCTTGTGGACTCTTGACCATGATGCAAAGACCGTTGTTAAAAGCCATCAAGAAAGTCATGCCTTCATTCTGTCACTCAGTTTCGTGTACAGAGATGGCTTCTGACATCCAGAACAATCTTAAGACTCTGAAATGGGATCTCAAAGATGTTGTGGCACTGTGCGCAGACGGATCTAACCACGACGGGCATCAACACATGGACTTAATAAAAGCCGTTGATTTCTCCTTCTTCAACACCCTATTTAAGCACGGGTGGGCTCACAAAACTCTATCAAAATACAAATATCACGGACCTTCAGTACATTCAGTTTTGAAAGTACCTATTTACGAAGAAGTGGCCGTGCTAAAAAGTGTTTTTTCTGGGTTTAAGCTCCGTATGAAGATATTGGGAACGACTTTCTCGGGGAGCCCTACTAGAACGACCCTGGGTAACACACTGAGAGTGTTTTCATATTGGTCTTACATTTGTAAGCAAGCTGGTTTGAGTTACACTTTTTTGAAAGGGGACATTAATAAGGATGTGTTCATATACGTTTCCGGAGACGATGTCGTAATGTGGACACACAAAAACCTGGCAGATCGCATAATAGCATCATCTGACCGATTAACTAGCAAGGACAAGAGCGATAAGTTTTACGGATTGGGGCAGTGTATCGAAAAGATCGCTGTCACACCGTGGTACGACATAGACTTCTGTTCCAAGATTTCATTCCAGTATTGGGTAGATAACAGACCTTCTTTCGTAATTTTACGAGATCCAAGAAAGGTTTTGACCCACTCAAACTTCCACAGATATTGCAGTGATCTCGCTTTCATGCCCGCCGCTTTACACAACGAATACGTGGCCGAAAGCGTGGAGCACGAGATGCCAGGAGAATTGATGAAGGCGTACGCTAGGAACCGCAGGAGGTTAGGGAAGATGGGATTGCGCTCGAGGAACCATTTGGTTCATTACACCGAGAAGATTAAGGAGATTCGCAAATCCTACAATATCGATGACAAAATCATTCCGAACGACGTTCAAATGGATGAATTGATGGCTAGGAAACTAGGTCTGACGTTCAGGAATTATGTCAGTTTAACTATTTAGTTAACGCAGGGCTGCGACAAGACCCTAGCTTTAGATGGAATATACTAAAGCATCATCATTTTATGATGAAAATATCGACCCAAGAAATCAACCAAAAACAAAAACAAAAACAAACAAAAATTACTATTTCGACTCTTAATTTAATACTTCTTGTCCACTCGACATCTTAATAAAAACCCAGGCCTTTATGGCCTGGTCGGAGAGTAGTTTTGCACAAGGCAAGGCATACCGCTGAAACAGGACGGACCGATAACTCTCGGGGAGCACCCCTAACACCGCTATTTTCTACAAATTCTTTCAGGTGGCGCCACAACGTGGTAGCAATAAAGAAACTTACATCGTTTCAAGACGAAACGATGGGCCCAATCAAAGCACCGCT